TTTTTGGACGGCGACGCGTTGAGGGTGCCGCTGAGGGCGCTAAAGAAGCCTACCGGGGCCTAACGTGCGTTCGAGCGCACGCTGGCGCGGCGCTCAACTTTGGATTAGGTTGCATCAGACACCACGCTCTCAAGTTTTCCGCGCTTGCGAACGATCCGCTGTGCCCAGCCGCAATGCGCGCAGGCCCGCGTTGTCTCGCTCACGGCCGGGCCGTTGTACCAGTTGCCGTCCGCGTCCTTCCATGCGCTGTGTCCATCGGCCGTTCTGAAGCCGCTGTTGTTCCACAGTGGGCATTCACATTTCGGGCATTTGTCTGCAATCGCGTCCATTTCCTCTCCGTTCACCAATGCCATCGAACCCCCTCGCGGCCAAGGCCGCTTAGTTTTGCGTTAGGCCCCCACCAGCCAGCGCCAAAGCCCCGGTCCCCAGTGCACGGAGGCAACAGCGGCCAGCAGCGCGAGCAGGAACCCGACGAACCAATTCGCAGCCTGCGTCGGACCGGCCATGCGCTTGGCCTGATGCTCTGCGACATCGAGCCCCATGATGTTGGAGTCAATCACCTCGGTGCGGCTGAGGCCGGTGCGGGCCGGGCACTCGCGCTTGCAGGCGCTGCGGCCCTGGCGCTCGCACCAACCGAGGCAGGGTTTTGGCACGTAAGCCGCCTCGTCGCCGAGCGGGGCCGATCCTGAATCGTGCACCATCGGCTGAGTGATGGGGCCGGGGTATCGCTGCGGCGGCACGACTGCGAGCGGCGCCCGGACGGTGCGGGCGAATTGCAGGGCGGCCCGGCCTGGGAGCGGGGCGGGCTCGGTGTCGCGGTAGGTCAGGCCCATGGTTAGTCCTTCGGCGCCGCGGCGCGGATCATGCGGCGCTCTTGCATCGGCACGTTCTCCCAAATGTAGGGTCCGCGCACATTGGGAGGCGTCACGTCCGGGGAGAATGAATGCAGGCGTCTTTTGGCGGCGGCATAAGCCTCATGCGCTTCTTCGGCCGTTTGGTATGTGCCGAGGTGTAGCTTTGCGCCGCCATGCCCGATACACGCTTTGTAGGTTCCGTGTGGTGTTGGCGAAGCGCCAATGATGCCGCTCTTGTTGTTCTTGTTTGCGCCGCGCCTGTTCTGCTGGTTCTCGGCGCAGGTGCACTCTCGGAGATTCGTGATCGCGTTGTTGAAGCCGTTGCCGTCGATGTGGTCGATATACCCGGCAGGCGGCCTGCCGTAGTAAAGCATCCATGCTATATGGTGCGCCCTGTGCCGACGGCCAGCTAGATAGATGCGCCCATATCGATTGCTGCCAGTCTTCGCCCCGGCAGCGAGCCAGCGCTGCCGGCCCGCGATCCACCACATGCGGCCCGTCGCGTGGTCATAGGCAATCGACGAGCGCACCATGTGCAGCAACCACGCGAGCCGCTCAGCGAGCGCTGCCGCATCGTAGCGGGCGAGGAGTTCGGCGGGGGTCATGCTTCGGACTCCAAAGCTTCGGCCACGAAGAGCAGGGCCATGCGGCGCACGTTCATGCTTTGCCGTTGATACCATGCCGGCGACGGGTGAAGCAGGTCATAGAGGATCGACCACGCTTTTGGCTGGCCTCGCACCCACGTTGCGAAAATGCGCGGGTCATCGGTCGGCGTGACGTGCAGCGCCGCGTGGCGGATGATGTCTGCTGTGCTCATGTCCGCATCCTCCGCAGCGCCAGCTCCGTAAGCTCGGCCCGCAGGCGATAGATGAACCGGTGCGCCTCGGGCAGCTCGCGCTTGCCGTGGATCACGATGCGGGCGAGATAGTTGAGCGCCGTGTCGATGTCGGCAGGGTCCAGATCGGCGAACGACACGATGCCATCCCCATCGGCGGTGAAGGTGAAGCCCATAAGCACGCTGTCGGCGATCGCCTCGGCTTCTTTCTCCTCGCGGCAGATGCGCTGCGATGCAGCCTCGGCGCGCTCTTCCTCGGTCAGGCGCGGCACGAATTCGTCAAACGCCGAGTCGGTGGGGGTGTAGCTCATGCGATCCTCACTCAGCAGCGATCGCCGTGGCGCGCTGCCACGCGCTGTCCATTCGCTTCCCGCTCGCGGTCACAGCTCCAAGCTCGGTCCCAGCCAGCAGCCACAGGCGCCGCGCCTCTACCAGTTCGGCCAATGCTGCGACCGCAATGACGGCCTCGTCCAAAAGGGCTGCGATGTCGCTGGCGCCGTCATGGCGGCATAGGTCGGACTCCGTAGCCAGGCGCTCAGCCAACGTGGGGGTGTAGGTGACATGCATCTGCCTCTCCGGTTGCGTTGTCGATGTGCAGACTGTACGCCCATCTAATCCGCTTGTGTGTGAATCTCAGTCATAGCTGCCTTGCTGAGCAATCGCAGATCGGCGAGCGTGCGCAGGTAGTGAGCAGCGGCGCCCTCGAGCCAGCGGGTGAGGGTGACGTCTTCGGCGCGCGCTGCGGCCTGCCAGGCAGCTTTGTCCGCCGGCCGGATGGCAAGGCGCAGGTTTGCCGTCTTTGTTCCGCGTGATGCGCGGGTGCCTTCTTTCATCATCGCAGTGTCTCCAGTTCAGGAACGGCCCGCTCGCAATCGTCACATAGTGCCAGCCATTCGAGCGGCCTAGACTGTCGCGGGTCATTAGTCAGGGCAAGCGCCGCAGCCTTGCGGGCGCGCTTGTATACCTTCGCCAGCGCCGCCCGCAGCCGGCGCCGCTCGCGCTGTAGCGCAGCCAGCGCCGGCGCGTGGATATCGGCGCCCTCGAGCGTGGCCTGCAGGCCCCTGCGGCACCAGTCGGCCCTGTCCATACCAGCGAGCTCGGCGGCGCGGCCCCAGGCGTCTTTCTGGGCCGCGGTGACCCGGATATAGATGCGCTCGCCTTTGCGTCGGTCGTTCATTTCGGCTCCATTGCAGCAGCGGCGCGCACGATCGCGCGGCGGGTGGCGGCGTAGGGGTCTTTTGGCAGTTCCCCAACCGCGAACATCGCCGTGACCGCATCGTCAAAAGCGCGTCCTCCATGCGGCCAATTCAGGACTCTCACCGCCAACCGCAGCGCATCGCCGTCGTCTGTGAGGGGGTTCCAGATCGGAAAGGCATCGTGATCTGCCGGCGTGCGTGCCCTTGCGTACCCGTTTTTGCTGCCCGTTTCTGTGCACCAGCGGAATTGCATTCCGGCCGCCCGCGCGGCCCGCTCAAGTAGTTCGCGGTCTGTCATTTGAGCCTCCATACCCTGCCCCCTCCTGTACCGTGCCCCTTGCGCCTGAGGCAGTAGCCATCAGCCTCGATCAGGCCAGCCTTTCGCAGCCCACCGAATACCCCCCCGAAAGCGCGATCATCCGGGGGTTTGATGCCGGCGAGCTTGCAGGCATCGACGATGAGCTCCCCGCTGCTGACCTTCGTCAGGCGCAGGTAATCGACGATGAAGGCCCGAGCCCGCTCGCTGAAATCGGATACGTGCCGCTCGGCCCGATCCAGAGCGAGGCCTGCGAGGCGCTCGCCCTCGGCGCGGGCGGTGGGGAGGGTGGGGGTCATTCGATGCTCCTGATGTGTTTATCCCAAGCCCGGACCCGCTTGTGCGCCGCATCGATGCTTTCGCCAGGCTGCATGATCGAGCGCAGGGCGTTCCTGTAATCCGGCGTGATGGTGTTCGAGGCAGCGGCGGTATGGAAGGCCGGCGCGTGCGCCAGAGCGCGGGCATCGCACTCCGGGCAGCCGCGGGAATACAGACCCGATAGGCGATCGGCGCGGGCGCGGTCGCAGGCGTCGCAGGTCATTCGCCCCTCGCTGCGCGGATGGCGGCATCGATTTCGAGCGTCATTCGCCGCACCTCTGTCTCCCACGCCATATGCTCTGGGCTCAGCTGGTAGTCGATCGTCCCTAGCACCTTGATGAGCAGCGGACGTGCCGCCTCCAGCGCCGCGAGCATCTGCGGGGCGGCGCAGATAAGGCGCGCATCGTTGCTGTCCGGGTCCAGCGCTATGGCGTATTCGCTCTCGCTTGGGTCGAAGATCACGATGGGTTCGCCGTTTTCATCCACGATCGCACCGGACGTCCGGCTGTGCCCGCAGTCAATCGCTGCGTGCTTGTCAATGCGCCATTTCATGCTTGATCCTCCCGGGTCAGACTGCGCCAGCGATCCCATAGTAAGTATTTGGTGATGTTCCTGCCCTGGATCTGCATCCGTATGCCGGCCCGGTAGCAGTGATGTTCGACCGTGCTGCGCGAGACGCCGAGGGCGTTGGCAACGGCTTTGTGGCAGCCGTGCTCTAGCATCGCATCCATGACCTGTGCCTCGCCAGGCGTGAGGCCCCATGGGCTGATTCGCTTACGCGGCATGATCGACTCCCCTGCGCCACCGATCCCACATCAGGTAGCGCCCGAGGTGGCCGGTAGCGCCGATCTTCTTTGCCGCGCAGTAGCACTGGCTTTCGATCGTGCTCGGCTCGACGCCTAGCGCGCGGGCGGCGCGTTTCTGTGATAGGTGTTTGACCATTGCGTCCATCGCTCGGGCTTCGCTGGGCGTGAGGCGCCAGGGGCTTACGTAGTCTGTGCGTCTAGGCATCGCTCGGCGGCTCCGGGAGGGGTTGCCAGTGGGTGGCGTCGTGGAATGCGAAGCCGAGCACTGCATGCCATTCGCGATGCTCTGTGCTCCACCAGCATGCAGCTTGAGCCTCACGGTACCCGCGCCGATACAGCAGGATGCGCTGCCCACGCTTCGGCGCGGTGGCGATCGGACGCCAACCATTGGCATCGACACCATCCGCGGCGGCGATCGCCTCGGCGTGGATAGCCCGCCGGTGCGCGAGCTGGGCGGTGGTGGCGCGGCGGGTCATTGCAGACGCTCAAGGCCGTTATGCGGCACGAACCGATAGCGTCGTTGCTCGTTTGCGCCAAGCCCGCAGAGAATGTATGCATCAGGCTTGTAGTCGCCGGGTGTCGGTTCTTTGGCGATCACGCGAAGGGAGAGAAACCCGACCTTGACCGCTTCGCCGACTTGCCATTCTTGCCTGCTGTTCGTGATCATCTGTTCTCTCCGGTTGCGTTGTCGATGTGCACACTGTACGCCCACCGAGCCCATGCGTCAAGGGCTCATCTGTGAATCTGCGGCACAGGTGCGGTGATGGGTGTGCATTGACAGAGGGCGGTGGTGGGCGTACAGTATGCACATACCAGCAAGGGGCGCAAGATGGCGCGCAAACTGAGCACGCATAGGGTTTTGCAAGTCGCAGAGATCGCGGATAGGGCGCCGCATGAGCGGGTTCGCGCCTACATCTGCGCCATTCGCGCCGAAGGCATCGGCAACCGTTCGGCTGCTGCATATTTCACGCGGCGCGCCCAGCAATGGGAGCGCATCCGCATCGCTGCGGACCGCCAATTGATGGCCGACGTAGATGCGCGCCGTGCCACTTGACACCATCCGCCAGCCGTGCACAAATGCGCTTGCGCACGCCGTCACGCCGTGATAACGTGACGCATGGCCTACGTGAAGCTCGATACCGGCATTTTGGATTCAACCCTATGGGTAGAGCGAGAATGCCGGGAGGTCTTCATCACGGCGTTGCTCATGGCCGGGCCGCGTGAGTTCATGGAGCCGCAACCGCAGATCGAGGTGCGCTCGCTTGAGCTAACCGGCTTCGTCGCGCCTGCGGGCTGGTACGGCTTCGTTGAGGCAGCAGGCATCGGAATCGTGCGCCGCGCGATGGTTGACCCCGAGGCCGGGTTAGCGGCGCTTGAGAAGCTCGGCGCGCCAGACCCCGAAAGCCGTTCCAAGAAGCACGACGGCCGACGCATGATCCGAGTCAACGGAGGGTATTTGGTACTCAACTTCATCGAGTACCGCGACCGGGACCATACCGCAGCCCTTCGCGCCCAACGCTACCGCGACAAGAAGGCGTCAGAGGCGTCACGCCGTGACGTAAGCCCGTCACGCCGTAACGTCACATACGAACGCCCGAACGTCACGCAAGCAATAAGCAATAAGCAAGAAGCAGAAATACCAATACCCCCCCACCCCCCTTCGGGGGGCGCTTTCGCCGAGTTCTGGAAGTCTTGGCCCGCTCACAAACGCAAGGTGGCGCGACGGCAGTGCGCCGCGAAGTGGGCAGCGCTTGGGTGCGATGCCTTGGCGCCGAGGATCATGGCCGCGCTCGCAGCCGCGAAGGCATCCCCGGATTGGGCGAAGGAAGGCGGGGAGTTCGTTCCGGCGCCGCTGGTGTGGCTGAATCAAGCCCGATGGGAGGCCCCAACAGCCGCTGAGGCGCTCGCAACGGACCCTTGGGCTACCCGGGCAGGGGTAGAGGCCCAGGCGGCGCTTGTGGGGCTTCCAAAGTGGGAGCAAATGGAGGCATTCGACGTGTACCGGCGCCGGGTGCGCGATGCGGTGGCGGCGGACATCAGAACCAAGGCGCTAGGCGCCCTGAAGAGGGTGGCATGACCGACAACGACGCACTTCGGGACGAAATCCAGCGGCTGCGGGCCGAGCTCGATCAGCGCCGCAAATCAGGCAACCCCATCGAGCGCCTGCACAACATCTGCGAGGGCATCGCCGAGTCTGCTGATGGCTCCGAGTGGTCGCGCGAGGAGTGGGAGCGTATCGACGCTGAAACCGTGCGGCTGAAGAACGAGAACGAAGCCCTGCGCCGCGCTCTGCATGAGATCGCCGAAGAGTGGGCCGGTGCAGAATGCGGCGAGCCTGTGTATGCGCAAGAGGCCTACGCGATCGGGCTGGCGAAACGCATGTACTCGCTTGCGGCCGAAGCCTTGACAAAACCTCAGCAAACAGTGGGATAATCCGCCCATGCGCACAGGCGAGAACATCACCAGCCCCTGGCAGTGCAGCCCGGAGCATCGCCGCACCAACGCCCTCCCGAGCCCGCACGCTCCGGCGGGCGTTGTTGTCTGATGATGCAAAGCCACCAAGCGCAAGAGATCATCGAGCTGCTGCGCGCGATCCTCGCTGCCTTGAAGCCTGAGCCAGCCAAGCCCGCAGCCAAGCCCGCGGCAAAGGCCAAGAAGTGAGCGCGCACTAACAAGAAAAATGGGGTCAGATCAATGGCAAGTGGACAAAAACTGTTTGATGCAGCGCTGAAGCGCGCCCTATCGGCAAAGGGCGGTGCTGAGCTGTTGCGGCAGGCGGCCGATTCACTTCTCGTGAGCGCTGCGTCTGGTGTGCCCTGGGCGCTGCAGATGCTCGCAGACAGGCTTGATGGTAAGGCCGCGCAATCGGTTGAAGTCACGCACAATCGCAGCCTGTCCGAGATGAGCCTGGATGAACTCCGAAGCCAAGTCGCCGACATCCTTGCTGGTGCCGCTCCTGAGCGAGATAGACCGGCGCCTGAAGGCTCGCGAGTCGCTCACTGAGTGGCTCGCCTACCGCAAGGCGGGCTTTGCACCTGCTGCGCATCAGCGGCTGCTGATCCAGCACCTTGAGGCAGTAGAGCGCGGCGAGATCAGCCGCTTGATGGTGTGCATGCCGCCAGGCTCGGCCAAGAGCACCTACACCAGCGTCGAATTCCCGGCTTGGTTCTCTGGGCGCAATCCGGCCCTTAGCCTGATCGCCGCCAGTCACACGCAGGAGCTGGCCGAGCGCTTCGGCCGGCGCGTCCGAAACATCGTGGCGAGTCAGGAATTCGCTGCCGTGTTTGGGTTTGGCGTGGCCGAGGACTCGGCGGCTGCTGGCCGATGGGATAACAGCAAGGGCGGCGAGTACTTCGCGGCTGGTGTTGGCGGGGCCATCACCGGCCGGCGGGCCGATCTGGCGATCATCGATGACCCGGTGAAGAGCCGCGAGGATGCCGACAGCGACCGCAGTCGCGAGAAGGCCTGGGATTGGTATGTGAACGACTTCACAACCCGCCTGAAGCCAGGGGCGCGGCAGATCATCGTCATGACGCGCTGGCACGAGGATGACCTGGGCGGGCGCGTGCTGGCTCGCGAGCGTGACCGCTGGACGGTGCTTGAGCTGCCGATGGAAGCGATGCCTAGCGATCCTCTTGGGCGCAAACCGGGCGAGCGGCTATGGGCTGAATGGTACACGGCCGAGATGGTGGCCGAGGCCAAGCGCGACGTGCGGGCCTGGAATGCGCTGTACCAGCAGCAGCCGGCGGCCGAGGATGGCGACTTCTTCAAGCGCGACTGGATGCTGGAATACGAAGCGGTGCCAAAAGGCCTGCGCATCTATGGCGCCAGCGACTTCGCGGTGACCGCGGACGGCGGGGACTACACGGAACATGGCGTGTTCGGCTCTGCGCAGGATGGCAGCGTCTACGTGCTGGATTGGTGGCGCGGGCAAGAGGCCGCGGATGCGTGGATCGAGCGCTTGTGCGACCTGATACAAGAGCACGAGCCCCAGTGCTGGTTCGGCGAGTCTGGCCCGATCCGGCGCAGCATCGAGCCATTCCTGCGCCGGCGGATGACCGAGCGACAGGCGCTATGCCGCATGGAGTGGCTGCCGAGCATCCATGACAAGCCCACGCGGGCGCGCAACTTTCAAGCGCTGGCGAGCATGGGCAAGGTGCTCTGGCCCAAGCAGGCGACATGGAAGGCCGATGTTTTAGGCCAGCTCTTGCGCTTCCCGGCCGGGAAGCATGATGATGCTGTTGACGTTTGCGGCCTGCTCGGGCGCGGGCTACAGTTTGTCGGGGTCGGCAAGCGCAAGACCACGTTAACAATCGCCCAGCCGGTGGCGGGCCAGGAGTACGCATGAGCTTTACCATCTTCGGCTGGACAATCGATCAGTGGTGGGCGGTTGGTGTATCTACAGAAGACTTCGTGCGCGCGGCGAACGAGGACAAGGAAGCGCTGAGAGACATGCTGGAACGGAGCCAAAAATGGCGGTCCTCGCATGGATTCGATCCGCTGAAATCGCCATTGGTGATTCCAGAGCGCCCGTTCTCGTTGCGACCGAAGCATGACGAGGTACGCGCCGAGATCATCCGCCAAGCGCAGGACGATGGCCGCACGTTCGGCTTGACCTAACAGCAAGCACTCACTAACATGCCCGACCCATATGGCGGGCCAAGACAAGCTAGTGCAAGCGCGGGAGCGCTATGAAGACGCGTGTGATTTCATGCGCGACAACTGGAACCGGATGCGCGAGGACCTCGCGTTTTCCAATCCAGCCGAGCCTAAGCAATGGTCCCCTGAGGCGCTGAAAATCCGCAAGGGCCGGCCGTGCTACACCTTTGACGGGACAAACCAGTTCTTGGCGCAGATCGTGAACGATGCGCGCAAGAACAAGCCCGCAGTCATGGTGATCCCGGTTGACTCCGGCGGCGACAAGTGGACCGCTCAAGTCATCGGGGGGCTGCTGCGGCATATCGAGTACGTGAGCCGGGCCGATCAGGCGTATGACACGGCCATCGAGCACGCGGCGCGGTGCGGCATTGGCTGGCTGCGGGTTCTCCCGGAGGTGCTAGACCCTGCCCTGAACGTGCAGGAAATCGTCATCAAGCGCATCGTTGACCCGTTTTCGGTGGTGCTTGATCCGGGGCACACGGCGGCGGATGGCTCGGATGCTCAGCACGGGTTCGTGACCACGCGCATGACGCATCGGGCATTCCAGAGACAATACCCGAAGAAGAAGCTCGCCGGCTGGCCGGCCGAGAAGAGCGAGCTCTGGGGCGATGACAAGACCATCACGGTGTGCGAGTACTTTGCGCTCCGCGAGGAACCCGGCACGCACTTGCGCCTGATGCTTCCTGACGGCAGGACGGTCAGCAAGCCAGAGGGCGAATACGACGCCTACGAGAAGAAGCTCGGATTCAAGCCGCAGCTTGTCGACAAGTACCAAGGCGTGAAGTATCGGCAGACATGGTGCAAGATGACCGGGGCGGAAATCCTCGAAGAAACGGAATTCCCGAGCCGGTGGGTGCCGTTGATCCCGGTGCTTGGCGATGAGCTGTGGGTCGATGGCAAGCGCTACCTATCAGGCATGGTCCGAAAGATCATGGAAGCGCAGCGGGCCTACAACATCGAGCGCAGTGCGGCCATCGAATACGTGATGATGCAGCCGAAGGCGCCGTTCATGCTGCCCATTGAGGCAGTTGAGGGGCATGAGGACCACTGGGCCAAGCTCAACACCGGTAACCCGGCATTCCTGCCTTACAACCACCTGAGCAAGGAAAGCGGCGAGCCGATCCCGCCGCCGAGCAGACAGGCCCCGCCGCCGATGCCTGCTGCGTTCTCGGCCCTCGGGCAGATTGCGCGGCAGGACATGGAAGCCGCGGCCGGGATGCATAAGGCCAACCTCGGCCAGCAGGGCAACGAGAGCAGCGGCCGGGCGATCATCGCTCGCCAGCAGGAAGGGGACACGGCCACCTTCCACTACGGCGACAACATGACCCGGGCGATTACGCACCTAGGTCGGATCATCGTCGATATGCTGCCTAACATCTACGATGAGCAGCGAACGGCGCGGATCATCAATGAGAACGGCAAGCAGGACTTCGTGCAGGTGATCCCGGGGAGCGGCCCGGCTCAACGCGAGGGGGCAAAGGTTCTCACCATTGACCCGACAGCGGGCACCTATGACGTGCGGGTTGTCGCGGGGGCGATGCATGCCACGCAGCGGCAGGAAGCTGCGATGGGGCTGGAGAACATCCTGCAGGCCCAGCCGGGGTTCGGGCCGGCGCTGATTCCGGCTTTGCTCAAGCTGCGCGATATCCCGGATGGGGACAAGTACGCGCGGGCCGCGTCTGCCTTGGCTCCGCCCGAGGTGCGCGCGATCCTGGATGGCGATGAGGAGGGCGGCGAGCCGCAGATTCCGCCGCAGGTGCAGGCCAAGATGGAGCAGATGGACCAGCAAATGCAGCAGATGACGCAGATGCTTGACGCGGCCGAGAAGCACATTGCCGAGCTGGAATCCAAAGAGCAGCAAGCCCAGGCGAAGCTCGCGCAGGACGCGCAGTTCAAGGAGCTGGATGCTCAGTTGGCGGCGAAGAAGATCAGCATTGACGAGTTCAATGCCGAAACGGCGCGGCTCAAGCTGCAAGTCGAGGCCGAGGCCAAGATGCGCGAGCAGACCTCGCAGCATGAGCTGGCGGCGGGCGAACAGCAGCGCGAGGCCGAGGGCGAGCAGGCCGAGCAGTCGGCAATGCAGGCGATTGCAGATGCTGTGACTGTTGCAGTGCAGCAGGGGCAGGAGACGAACGCACAGATTGTGCAAGCGCTGGCCGCGATCACGCAGGCGCTGGCTCAATTGCAGGCTGGTGCTGCGCAGGGCGCACAGATGGCGATGGCGCCGAAGACCAAGCAAGCGACGGCCAAGAAGCTGCCGGATGGAACGTGGCAGCTATCGAGCGTTGAGACGGTGCAGTGACATGCTGTTCTACCGTCCGCCGCCGCCGTCAACGGTCATTACCGGATTGGAGTGGCCGGGCAACGAGGCGTCGAACACGCAGCGGGTGCTGACGTTCAACGGCTCGGGCGGTAGCGCTAGCCCCTTCCCATTCGTCGATACCTCCGCGGGCGGGGCTACGTACATTTTCAAGTGCTACCCGAAAGGGCCAAAGAATGGGGGGATCAACTTCCCCAACTATTGGACGATTTTCTTCTGGGGCAATTACGGCACATTCTCGGGGAGTGGGCCTAACTTTATTGGGTGTCACCCATACCCATTCGACGGCAACGATGTCTCGACCGGGCAAAATTGGGAAATCAGCGTCCTTGGTGATGATTACGCCGAAGCTGATGGCGATGCAAACCACGAATGCGCAATTGGGGTGTGGGGCGCTGGTGGTCCGCCGAGCGAGACGAACAACGGCGCCGCCACAGCATGGAATAGATGGTTCACGGTTGTCGTGCGGGTATTCCGTGTCGATGCGAACACCGTACGGCACCAACTCATCTTTGACTGGGACTTATTTGTTAGTTCTAGCGGTGCAAGCGGATGGTTCCAGAAAACCATTAGCAGCGCCATCTGGGGGACAACCGGGAACGATCCTACTACACCATCCATCGTGATCGGAGAGGCGCCGCCCAACGACGCAAATACGGCATCGTGGGGCAACTATCCTGGACGTGAGCAGTTCAAGGGCATTATTCGAGGCATCCAGCTATACGACAAGTGCCTTGGCAATCAAGTATACGTCCCGAGCGTTGCTGATCTTGCGCAAATCTCGAGCGAGTTATCCTCTCCTGGTTCGGTGCGCACGCCTTGGTATCTATGCTTGAATCCGACGCCGAGTAATGTGCAGAGCACGAGCAGCAGTAACCATCCTTGGTTTCCGAGCGGGAATAAACCCACGCTTTGGACTGGCCCATGACGATCAGCAAGGCCTTCCAGAACTTCGCGGGCGGGAACCCCACCGACGTTTCAACAACTTCGGGGACATATAACTCCACGGGCTTTACGCACGTCGTTGCGTTTTATAAGCACGAGGGGGCGAATGTATCGGTGACGCCGAGTGCTACGAATGTGGCATCTGGGAATTGGACGGGAAACACAAGCACCAAAAAGGGCAATAGCGTCAATGACTCGTGGGGCCAGTTCTTTTGGGCCAAGATCGACACGCCTGGGGCTGGGCAGACGACAACCATGTCACATTCCACCGTGCCCTTTCGGACGCTAATTGTTTGGCTCATCAATGCCACGAGTGGCGTAATCGCGAAGGTTGACGAGGTTTCTGCGACCGCAAACAATAGTTCGCCTACGGCGGGGACACTCACGAATGCCGGCGGCGACTCGGTGGTGTCTTTTCACGGCGTTGCCGAATATGCGAGCGTTACATATACGGTCGGCTCCGGCTGGACTAAAGACGCTGACACGAACCCGACGAATGCGACATGCGGGCAATCGCGCGGCGCGGAAACAACCGCATCATTTAGCGCAACCTGCACATCTAGCCTTTCGATGGATTGGGCATCTGTGGCCGTGATGTTCAAAGAAATTGTTTCTGGCCCATCGCATGGGCTCATGGGGCAAGCATGCTTATAGCGACCGACTCCAAGACCAGCCCCGAGGGGGAATTGGTCATCGATCACCGGGCATCCCCGGGGCTGCCACCGCAGATGGCGCAGGCAATCGGGCTCCCCGCTCAATACCTCGGCGAGGGCCGGATGTATGAGGCGGCGGTCCTCTATTGCCACCATTGCGGGGTGCCGCAGATCAAGAATCTAAACCGCACCCGGCCGCGGTATTCGTGCGCCGCGTGCGGGATCAAATACGTCTGCGACGTGTGCGCATCGGCTGCGAGTCAGCCGGGGTATGTGCATCGGTCGCTCGAGGAAATCTCCGATATGATCCGCAGCGGGCGCTGGATCGTTTCGGGTTCAACTTCTGCGCCTGTCCTCACGGAGGTCACTCATGGCTAAGCGTAGTTTCCAGGCTGTCAACTTCACCCCCACCGCTACGGCCGACACCACGGCCATGGCGAGCTCGACATACATGGCGATCAAGGGTGGATCGGGCACGCAGCGCATCGATGTGCTGGATTTCATGATCTCGGGCTTGGCCCCGAGCACGAGTTCACCCACGCTGCTCCAATTCGCGCGGCACTCGACCATTGCAACCACGCCAACGGCGTTGGCTGCTCCGAACTCTGATGGCCCGACCGACCCGGCAACGGCCGCGTTGGCGGCGCCCCCGGTCACTTTCGTGGCTGCCGCTACCGGCCCGTCGCGCTCGGCGACCACCACGGATGCGCGCCTGAACCTCGGCTTCAACGCCCAGGGCGGCCTGCTCCGGTACAACAGCGCCCCGGGGCAGCAGTTCGTGATTCTGGGGAACACGGCCAACTTTGGCGAGGCGTCGCTTTCTGCCTTCACCGGCGGCACGGTGGGCGCGATCTCAGCGCATATCCTATACGAGCCTTACTAGATGGCATCGCCGGAAAAGTTCGTCGGCGATCTGCGGTCGGCAGTCACCGACATGACAAACGCGTTTCAGCGTGCGGTGGACCTGTGCCAGTTCTGCCAAGTCATGCAATGGGGCGAATCGGACTTCGCGGGCAAGATCCCGGGCGCTGATCTGACCCCCGCGCAATTGATGGAAGCCGTTGCCACCATCGGAACGCTGGCGCAAGAGTACTCGGCTGCTGCGCTGGTGTTGGCGCGGCTTAAGGCGTAGCACCATGGATGGCCAGTATTACGTCGATCTGCGGTATCCGCACATCGCTACGGACGTGGCGAGCGTGACGCTGGCCGCGACAAACAAAGCCCTGTACCCGGCCGCCAACGTGCCCTCGATGGGCAAAGATTACTGGACGGTCGGCAAGGCGGTGCGGATCGAGATTTTCGGGCGCTGCACCAGTGCGGCGACCCCTGGAAACTTGACGCTCGCCCTGTTCTACGGGACCGGGGCCGATGCGAACGGGACCAGCCTTGCCGCCTCGGCCGCGACGGCGTGGACGGCTAGCCAAACGAACATGAGCTTCTGGGCTTGGTGGGATGTGCATTGCACGGCCATCGGGTCTTCGGGGGCTCTGTTCGCTACTGGCTGGGCGAAGTTCAACGAGGCGGCAATCGCTGCTGGCCTGATGATGCCGGCCACGGCCCCGGCAACGACGACGGTGGACCTGACCGTTGCCTCGAACGTGCTGAGCGTTCAAGCGCTGCGGTCCGGTTCCACGGCCGAGACGATGCAACTGCACAAGGTTCGGGTGTTCAGCCTGAACTAGGGCCGTGGCTGACGTCATCCGGCACGGCCCGAAGAATCGGCCGCCTTATGTCGGACGGATTCCGCCGCCATTCGAACAATCGATCGGCGGGCCGCGCGACCCATGCTACGCCTATCAATGGTGGAGCCGGGACCCGCAGCGGGCAATTGAATTCCTAGCCCCTAACCTGCTGCTGACCGTCTTTTCGGTCGCAACAGCATTGCCGATTGGTGAGGCGGTCACCAGCCGGCCGGATGTCTACCCGGTTCCGATTGCGGTTCAGTGGGATGCGCCGTTCAATCCGGTGCTGACCACGCTCACGCAGCTGGTCACGATCCCGAGCGGTGAATCGAGCGAACTCCCGCCCCCGCGGCAGCCGTTCACCGCTGCGGATATCTCGCAGCGCAATGCGCAGCTTTTCGGGCAACCGGTCACTTTACCGGTTGGCGAAGCGTCCACAGAGCTTCCGCAGGCTCAGGCCCTGTTCCGCCCGGCGGACCAGCAGCCGAACCGGTTCCCGCTGCGGGCGGGCGAGGTTCGCAGCGCGCAGGTTACCGGCGACGCGAGGGGCGCCGACCCATTCACGCCTGCGGACCTGCAGCAGCGCGCGCCGCAGTTCAATGTCACGGTGGTGGCGCTGCCGATTGGCGAGGCAGTCACCGAGCGCCCAAGCTACGTTCCGCGGCCGATTGCGCTTGACTGGAACACGGAGCCTTTCAATGCCTCGCTGACCCAGGCGGTGACGCTCGGCAGCATGCAGATGTCGGGGCTTCAGCCCCCGATCCCGGATTGGGGCGCGCGGTTCGAGCTGACCCAGGGCCGGAACTTCCAGTTATTCCAGCAGGCCCCGGTCACGTTCCCCGTAGGCGAGGCCAGCACCGACAGGCCTGCGCTACCGCCAGCGTTCACGCCTGCCGACGTACAGCAGCGCGCACAGCAACTTAAGGCCGGGGAGATCAAGAGCGGGCAGGCGCTGGACGTTCCGGCCGCGGCGCCGCAGTTCCGGGCTGCTGATGTCTACCCGACCCAGATTGCGGCGCCGGCGCAGCCACAAGTGCGCAGCGGCACGAGCACCGATCTGCCGATCACGCGGCCGCCGTTCTTCGCGGCCGACCTTCGGAATGCGCTGCTCCCGCCGCTGGAGACGTTCGCGGCGTTCCCGTTCCGGCAGCAGGACTGGCCGCTGCCGTTCCAGCCGCCGCCGATTGACCGGAGCTTCCAGCAAGAGCCGTTTGTCATCACGCCGGCCCCTGCTGTTTCCGATGATTTCAACTCCGGCGGCTGGCCCATCTACCGCGGCCGGATGCCGCGCAAGAAACTGCTCGAGGACATCGAGCGCGAGCGGCAGGCGATTCAGGTTCTAGAGGCCGAGGAAAGCACCCGCGAACGGGCCATTGCCAGGGCCAAAAGCGAGCAGACGCGCGAGCGCGAGCAGGCCAGGCTTCGCAGGGTCGAGGCTGACCGCCGCGAGCACGAGTCGATGCTGCTCGCCCTCACTCAGGCGCTGGCCGACATCATGCGCGCCGAGCGGGACGCGGCCGATGAGGAGGAAATCATCGAGCTGTTCCTGCGCCTGATGTGAGCACTTGCCAACGCATAGGTGCTGCTCTATAGTGTAGGCACTCACTTGCGGGAGCATCCGCAACGCATGGGGCCAGATGAGCACCGAAACGATCACACCGCCGCCGGCCGCGGAACAAAGCGCCGAGTCCGATCAGCCTAAGCTGGGGGTGGCTTCCCAGGGTGAGCCGACAGGCGACAAGGCGGATGCCGAGTCAGCCGACGCAGGCGATGGTGACAGTGGGGACCCTCACGAGCGCACCATCAAGAAGCTGCAACGGCGCATTGAGCGACTGAGCGGGAAGGTTGGTGCAGCAGCACGCGAGCGAGACATGCTCCGGGAGCAGCTAGCCAGCACCCAACAGGCGACGGGAACTCAACAGGACGCGGCGGACGGTGACATCGAGGCCAGGGCGCGAGCCAAGGCCCAAGAGCTGGTGACGCAGGACAGGCTTAACGCAAGAGCAGCCGATACCCTGAAAGCTGGCAAGAAAATCGATGGCTTCACCGAGGCATTGGAAACCCTGCGGGATGAAATTCCGTTCATGGACGAAAAGAAGCGGATTACACCCTTCTTCGAGGCTATTCTGGACGTGGACAACCCCGCTAAGGTGATTCATTACCTCGGGAGCAACCCCGAAGAGGCTGCGGAGTTTGAAGGCCTGACGCCTGCACAGATCGGGCGGCGCCTCGCGAGGCTTGAAATCAAGCTGACCGAAGGCACCAAGGAAAAACCAAGCTCCGCACCGGTGCCTTTAAAGCCCGTGCGGGGGTCGGCTCCTGATACTGGCGGGCTTGATGAACCGAACATTTCGGATGCGGAGTGGATTCGGCGCAGAGAAAAAGCCCTGCGAGCGCAAAGGAGCTGATGCTGACCCTTGAAAGGGGCGCATCGTGGCTACCAATACCTTTAAAACACTAACCGACGGTGACATCACCCGGGAAGCCCTCCGAATCCTGAAGAATGCCAACGGCATGCTTCGCAAGGTGAATCGTCAGTACGACGATCGCTTTGCGCAGACGGGGGCGAAGAACGGCGGCAACCTGCTCATCCGGCTGCCGAACCGCTACAGCGTGACCACTGGCCGCACCGCTACGGCAGGCGGCGATAACACGGTGGAAACGAGCACCACGCTCACAGTGGCGACGCAGAAGCACGTCAGCATGGGCTTCTTCTCTTCGGAGTTGACGCTCTCGCTGGATGACTTCTCCAGCCGCTACCTGAAGCCAGCGATGTCGGTGCTTGCATCGACGATCAGCAGCGACACCTGCGTGTCTTGCCAGGGCGCGTTCACGAACTACGTTGGCACCCCGGGCACGACGCCGAGTTCGTTCCTGACGTACAGCCAGGCGGGCGAGCGGCTGGACTGGCAGACGGCGCCGCGCGATGGGAATCGCGCCGTGGTGCTGAACCCGACTGCGATGGCCGCCACGGTCGATGCGCAGAAGGGCTTGTTCCATAGCGGGCCGCGGATCGCCGATCAGTACGAGTCGGGCGTGATGGAAGCCATGACGGGTTTCGACTTCGTCATGGATCAGAGCATCAACACGCTGACGGCCGGCGCGCGCAACACCGCGTACCTGACGAACGGCGCGCCCCCGATCACCTCGGGCACGGCCGTGCTGGCGGTGGACACGGGCGCGAACGCAATGGTGGTGGGGGATCAATTCACCATTGCCAACGTGTTCGAGGTGAACCCGGACACCAAGCAGAGCACGGGTCAGCTGAAGGTGTTCACGGTCGCCGCGGCCTTCGCTGGTGGTGCGGGCAACGTCACGTTGTCGCAGCCGATCTACACGACCGGCCCCTACCAGAACGTGAACAGCGTTCCGGCGGACAACGCGGCCATTACCTTCGTCGGCACGGCATCGACGGCCTACGCTCGCAACCTCGCCTTCCACAGGGACGCGGTTGTGCTGGCTACGGCTGACCTCGAATTGCCTGGCGGCGTAGACATGGCCTACCGTGCCAACATGGACGGCCTGAGCCTGCGTTTCGTGCGGCAGTACGATGCGACGACGGACAACTTCCTCGCGCGCTTCGATATTCTGTACGGCATCAAGGTCGTCCGTCCCGAGTGGGGCGTTGTGGTCTACGGTGCGTAATCATGAGTGGGGCTTCGGCCCCGCTCTCCTAACCAAGGAGTAAGCATGAGCACCATGATTCCTTACGGCAACGTCCAGCGGATGTTCGCCGTGTCGGTCACGTTCGACCCGGCATCGGTGGCAACCGCAACGACGGCCGAGCAGACCACGACCATCCAGGGGCTGCAGGTGGGCGATTTCGTCATCGCCCAGAAGCCGACGAACACCGCGGGGGTGGGGGTTGTGAATTGCCGCGTGTCGGCAGCGAACACCCTCGCCATCACGTTCGTGAACCCTACGGCCGGCGGCGTCGATGCGGCGTCCGAGACGTGGCGTTTTCTCGTGATCCGTCCCGAGGTGAACACGCTCGGCACGTTTGTCTCTCCGTAAACCGGAACGGCCCGGGGAAACCCGGGCCGCATCGCATGGAACGAATCCTGGCTTCCCCATCGATGACCGCGAGCGGGCTTGTCGGCGGGGCTTCTTCGTCTTCGGTGTACTACGGGTACAACGTGACGGTGGCGACCGCTGTTGGCGTGATCAACATCCGCAAGGGGTCGGTCACGGGTCAAATCATTGACGTGATCCCGAGCGGCACGACGGCAGGGACAACGAAGGGCACGCCGCATGGCTTGCAAATGGAGGGCGGCATCTTCGTCGAGTTCAACGGCGGCGCCACCGGTACGCTGGTGATCCGGTACGAATGACCACTGCGAACGAGATCATCCGCGAGGCCATGCAGGCCTTGGGCGTGCTCAACGCCGGGGAGACCGCATCCTATGAGGACGCGGAGGACTGCCGGCTGGTCTTGAACACGCTCATCGATGCGTGGAACCTGCCCGGGCTGACTCAATACACCACGCAGGACGGTACCGCCACGCTCGCGGGCGGGTCTAGTTCCCTGACGATCGGCCCGGCGATGAACATCGCGGTGACGCGTCCGGGCCGGATCGAACAGGGTTCATATGTACGGTATGGCGGCATCGACTACGCCATGGAAGGCCTGAGCGAGCCCGAATACAACGCCATCAGCCTCAAGACGCTGGGCGGGTTCGTTCCTCGGTACTTCTTCTATGACGTGGGGCTTCTAACCGGGGTGATCTATTACTTCCCGGTGCCGACCGCATCTGTGGTGGTTCATCATCCAGTGGCGACGCAGTTTAGTGCCTTCGCTGACCTGACCACGAGCTACAACTTCCCGCAGGGCTACAAGCGGGCGATGGTGTTCAACCTCGCCAAAGAGGTTGCGCCGCACTTCCAGCAAGCGGCAAGCCCTGACATCATGATGAAGGCGAGCACCTCGCTGCGCGCGATCAAGATCGGGAACTACTCGGTACCGCAGTTAGAGATTGCCGAGCCGGTGGCCGGTGGGTTAGAGGCGTTCTACGGCGGGTATTAAATGGAATTCCCGTTCGTCGGCCCCGCGTATGAATCAAGGAGCCCGAACGCTTCGGCGCAGCGCTGCATCAACCTCTACCTCGAGCAAGGCGGCAAGCGCCCCTGGACCCTGATCGGGACGCCGGGACTTACCTCCCCGGTGTTCACGCTCGCGGGCGGATGGGTTCGCGGGGCGTTGAGGCTGAACGAGGGGCAATCGGTATGGGTTGGCGGGGATAAGGTTTACCTCGTTGACAGCAGCTACTCGGCGACGCAGATCGGCACCATCACCGACGATGCCGAGCCGGTGACGATGGCCTACAACGGGACCACGATCCTCATCAGCTCGGGCGGTAATGCCTACGCCTACACGGCGAGCGGCACCTCTGGAACCTTGGTGCAGGCCGACGTGAGCTCGGTTTCGTTCCTGGATGGATACTTCATCGCCACCGATGTGAACAGCGGGCGATTCCGCACCTCGAATCAGTACAGCACCACGTTCGATGCGCTCAATTTCGCGACCGCTGAGGGCTCACCGGATAACCTGGTCCGAGCCCTGACGAGCAACCGCGAGGTGATCCTATTCGGAATCGAGACGACCGAGGTTTGGTACAACGCCGGGAACGCAGACTTCCCGCTGTCCCGGGTGCAGGGCGCCTACATCCAGATCGGACTTGCGGCGAAGCACTCCGCGGTGCGGTGCGGGAATACGGTTGCATGGCTCGGCGCCAACGAGGACGGGATTGCCGACGTGTGGTCGATGCAGGGGTATCAACCGCAGAAGATCAGCAACCCCGCCATCAGTTTTGCCATTTCGCAGTGGCCAACCCAGGCGGACGCTTGGGCCTTTTTCTACACGCAGGAAGGGCATGCGTTCTACGTGTTGACGAGCCCTTCCGCGAACGAAACGTGGTGTTATGACTTCGCGACCCAACAGTGGCACCAACGCGCCTACGGCGACCCTGCTACCGGCGACCTGATGCGAGCGCGAGTGAACACTCACTTGCACTTTGGGGGCCGTAATCTGGTGGGTGACTGGCAAACCGGGAACGTGTACGAATACGACCTGGACACCTACACCGACAACGGCGAGGAGATTCCGCGCGTGAGGGCGTGCCTCGCTGTGCAGGACCCGATGGGGCTGAAGCGGGGCCGGAATCACAACCTGCGCCTCGATATGGATTCTGGGGTTGGCCTGAGCAGCGGGCAGGGATCGGACCCGCAGGCGATGCTCAGATGCTCGAAGGATGGCGGGAAGACCTGGAGCAATCAGCTTTGGCGCAGCATGGGCCGGATTGGCGAATACAGTCGGCGCGTGCGATGGCTCAGGGTGGGAGGCGGGGACCGGGACGTGTACGAAGTGACGATCACCGATCCCGTGCGGGTGGCGATTACGGGGGCATACATTGAGCAGTGATGCCCTCATGGCGATGATGGGTGCGCGAGAGGATCAATCGGCCCTCGATAGGCTGCTGGGCGTGACGGGCACCATTACGCCCACGAACCCCACGGTCAGGCAGCGGGCGGCCGGCTGGGTGCAGGATGCGCTCGAAAAGATCACAGACCGTTATCGCGCTCGGAAGATCGCCGAGACGGTGCTGGGCGGCCCGAGTTCAAACCTGCCGATGCAGATGGGGCTCGCCGATCCGACCATCGTAGGTGCCCTGTTCGCCAGGCAGGAGAACCCGAATAACGGCCCAGGAATGCCTAGCGGTCTATCGCATGCTGCGACTGTTTGGCACGGCAGCCCGCACAAATTTGAGAAGTTCGACGCGAGCAAGATCGGCACGGGCGAGGGTGCGCAGGCTTACGGGCATGGGCTGTATTTGGCGGGGTCGCCGGAAGTGGCGAAGCAGTATGCGGGCGACCTTGCCGCAGCGCGCGCCTTGCGCCCGATAGGAAATGTTGATCTGGCAACGGCCTACCAGAACATGCCGTCTGACGTTCCGCAAAGCCTGCTAGCTGCGCGCCGAGACTTCCGCGCCCTTAATGACATGGGGGAGCTTTCCCTGTCTGACAGGCGCGACTTTCTGGAGGCGGTGCGTAACAACATTGTCGGCGCTCAATCTGGCTCCCTCTACAAAGTAGACCTCCCCGACACCGCAATCGCCCGCATGCTGGATTGGGATAAGCCGCTGAGTCAGCAGCCGGCGGCGGTGCAGCAGGCATTTGCAAAGTATGGCGCGGCGGATGGCATGACCGGTCAGCAGGCATATAGGGCAGCGCATGAGGCGGCAATCAGGGCTGGCAGGGCGCTGCCGGCCGCCGAGAAGGAACGGCAGATGGTGGATCAGTTGCGCAAATCCGGCATCCCTGGCATCCGCTACCTAGACCAAGGCAGCCGCGGCGCAGGGGCAGGGACGAGCAACTACGTAGTGTTCCCGGGCGAGGAAAGCCTGCTGAAGATTCTGGAGCGCAACGGCGTGCCGATCAAATGAGCAATGAACTCGCCTTCCCCCATATCAGCACGGTGCTGATCGGCCCCGATGGGCGGATGACCCGCGAGGGCCATCGGTTCTTCCTGCGTCTGTGGGAGCGCACCGGGGCCGGATCGGGGAACACCGATGTAAGCACGCTCGGCGGCGGCGTGGGGGCCTCTGGCACCACATTTTGGCGCGGGGATGGAACATGGGCGACGCCGGCCTATCCCGTGGGCGCAAACCCGACCGGGAGCGCCGGGCTTACGGCGGTGAACGGCAGCGCATCGACGTTCATGCGCAGCGATGGGGCACCGGCAATCAGTTTAGGGATCGTGCCGACATGGACGGGAGCACACACCTTTACCGCGGCCACGACGATGACGAGTCTGGCGATGAGCGCGGCCCTGACCGGGGTTACGAGCATCACCATGAGCGGCGCCCTAAGCGGCGCCACGTCAATCTCAACAAGCGGCGGCATCACGACGGGTTCGACGACCCTGCACACGACGAGCGTGGCCCTCACGAACGGCGCAGCGGCGGCGGCGGGGACTCTCGGTAATGCGCCCGCCGCCGGAAACCCGACCAAGTGGGTGCCGATCAATGACAACGGGACGACCCGCTATATTCCCGCATGGTGACCTATGCCGACGTATTACGACTCGAACGGTAACCCGCTGCCGATGACGGTGCCGCAGGGCTGGTATGGCCCCAATTCGGACTGGTACCGTCAGCGCATGGCCGCCATCTTGGCCGCGCAACAGCGAGGCGACAACGTGGGCGGTCCGGCTGATCCAGTCCAGCAGTTTCAGGCCGGGGTCAATCCGATTTACTCCGGGTCATACGATCAGAACGGCAATCCGACTCAGGTATCCGGGAGTTCCATTCCGGCGGAGTTTGCGCAGCGCGGGGCGGTGTCGTGGGTCATGGACCCGAACAGCGGCTCGATGCTATGGGTTGATGCCCAGGGACGACCGGTAGGCGAAGGTCACAGTCAGCAGGACCGCGGATTCTGGAACGCCGGGCTTCTTGCCGCTGGCGTCGCTGGTGGCGCTGCTGCTGGCGCGGGCGGGGCCGGTAGCGCTGCTGGTGGCGAAGCGGCTGGCGGAGCCGCGGCCGGTTCGGCTGGGGCCGGAACAGTTGCCGGGTATGGTGCCGACTTTGGGGCAGCGTATGGCAGCGGTGCTGCCGGGGGCGCCGCTACTGCCGCTACTGGAGGTGCCGCTGCTGGCGGTGGCGCCGCAGCAGGTGGTGGCACTGCTGGCGGGGGTTATGGCTGGATGGCTGGCCTTGCCTCGGATGCGCTCCGGGCCGATGCGGCGCGCCGCGCTGCTGCTGGGCAGACGCAGGCCGCGAACGATGCGACGGCGCTGCAACGCGACATCTTTAACACGATCAACACCCAGCAGGAGCCATGGCGGATCGCCGGGGCGTCGGCCTTAGGTGATCTTGCGGGCCTGAGGAACTATGACCCGACCCCGAACGCTGCGGCAGTGATGGCCGAGCCGGGGTATGAGTTCGGGCGCACCGAGGGCATGCGGGGGATCGAGAACAGCGCGGCCGCTCGCGGGATGGGCCTATCGGGGGCTGCGCTGCGTGCTGCCTCGCGGTTCAATACCGATTACGCATCGACCCGCTACAACGATGCATGGAACCGAGCGCAAGGCGGGTTCAGCAATCGGTGGGGCCGCCTGGCCCAGCTCGCGGGGATCGGTCAGACGGCAAACCAGATGACGAACCAAGCGGGGATGAACTTCGCGAACCGCGCGGGCGACAACATGATGGGAGCGGCGAACGCGAACGCGGCGTCAACCATGATCCGTGGGAACCTATACGGCGACTCCATAAATCGGTTGGGTTGGTATGGATTCGGTGGCAATAGCGCCAGCAACAATGCCGGTCGCGGTGTGCCGCGCGATGAGTCTGGAAATGGGTGGTACTAATGATCGACGCGAGCATCTATCAGCTAGCGGGCGCCGGGAACCCCCGGTCCTATGAGGACTACGCCCTCACTGCGGAGAAGATCAAGGCCGAGCGGCAGGCGAGGCAACTCGGCGCGCTTCAGCTCATGCTCGGCCAACAGAAAGCCGACGAATACACGCGCGGCGTTCAGCAGCAAGCCGCGGTGCGGCAGCTCATGGGCACGCTGCCCGCGGACACGACGGATGATGCGCGCGTCCAGGCTCTTCGCGGCAAGGGCTTCTGGTCCGAAGCGGATGCACTGGAAGCATCGCGCCTGAAAGCGATGGAAGTGCGCTCGAAGGCCGGCAAGGAAGATGCCGAGGCAAAGGCAAAGCTCTATGGCCTGCACTATCAGGAGCTAGGGGCGGTAACGAACCCGCAGCAGTTCGCGCAATGGCTGGAGAGAGGCCGTACTAGGGGCATCTTCTCGATTGATCAGGTTGCGGAAGGCATGCAGCACATGCAGACTGACGCAGTGACCCCGCAAGGCTTCGAGAAATTCCTGATGGGAGCCAAGCAAGCCGGCATGACGATGCACGAGCAGATGCAGCAAGCGGCCGAAACCGAGAAGCAACGCCGCGAAGACGCGAACAAGCTCGTGACGGTCGGCCCGAACGGCCCGCAGCCGAACCAAGTAGCGATTAATGCGACCCGCGCGGCGGCGACGCCAGCCACTGCCTTGCAGGAATACGCCACGGTCGCGGAGCAGTACAAGGCGCAGGGCCAGCAGCCGCCGACGTTCGAGCAATGGGACCTGGCCCGCAGGAAGGCTGGAGCGGCGAGCACGACAGTTTCGATGGGCAGCCCAACCCCGGTGCAATTCACGGGTCCGGATGGCAAACCTGTTACGGCATTCGCTCAGTTTGGCAACAGGCCCGGGGCTCCGCCACAAATTGCGGTTGTCACTGATGAAGACGTGCGGCGCGCAACCCGCCCGGGGACGAGGCCGCTCATGCCCACCAAAGAAGCGGGCGGGCTCAACGATGCCCAAGCCAAGGCGAACCTGTTCGGCACCCGTGCCCAAGAGGCTGACAAGATCATTGGCACGCTTGCGTCGCAAGGTGTGAATCAGCCATCCTTCGCCCAGCAAGTGACCGGTGGCGAGGGCATGACCGGTGGCATTGCTACTGCGATGGCAAACCCGCAACAGCAGCAGGTGGACCAAGCGCAGCGCGACTTCATTAACGCTGTGCTGCGTCGAGAGTCTGGCGCCGTTATTAGCCCGCAGGAGTTCGCAAACGCGCGGAAACAGTACTTCGTGCAGCCCGGCGACTCCCCGCAGGTGCAGGCTCAGAAGGCGCGCAACCGGCAGATTGCGGTGGCGGGCATCTTGGCCGAGGTACCAGAAGGCAAGCGCGGCGTTAACCTGCCACCGATGCCGTCCTCGACCCCCGCACAGGCTCCTTCGTCTTCGATTCTTGACCAAGCAGACGCCATCCTAGGGGTGAAATAAATGGCGACCGCCGAACAGTACGCGGCTTGGCTGGTCCAGAACAAGGACAAGGCCGGGACGCCTGAGTTCGAGACGGTCGCGGCTGCGTATAAGCAGGTGCGCGGCGCGCCTGCTGCTGTAGCTGTAGGCGAGGAATTGCTCAGCGTGCCGCGGCAGCTTGGGCTTACTGCTCGCTATGCCGCAAAGGGGGTTGCAGCACTTCCGGCGATGGCAGCGGATGCCGTGACCGGCCTATACAACACCGGAGCGAACCTGATTCAGGGCGAGGGGCAAGGCTATCGGTTCAAACAGCAATTGCCGGCCCTAGATGCCGCTCTTACGCGCATGGGGCTCCCTGAGCCAGCAACGCCTAATGAGCGCGTTGTGGGCGATGCTGCAACGGCTATGGCCGGGGCTGGATCGATGGCTGGCGCTGCTGGTGCGGCAGGCATCAAGGCATTGGCTGCGCGGCCTGACGTGCAGATTGCCGGGGCCGCTACTGGCGCTGCTGCTGGCGGGTCTGTACGCGAAGCCGGCGGCAACTGGTGGCAGCAGTTCCTCGCCTCGCTTGCCGGCGGTGTCGCGGGCGGCGCCCTCACGGCGAAGATTCCTGCGCCATCGGCGGCCGGCATCAAGGCCGCAGTGTCTGGCGAGGCGAACCAAGCGACGCTAGCCGAGGCTGACAAGCGCATTGCGCAAGCGCTGCAACAGAACGGCATCGACTGGGCGCAGGTTCCTGAGCGCATCAGGCAATCCATGCGAGCCGAGGCCGCGAAGGCGCTGGACTCTGGGGCAGCCGGGATCAACCCGGATGCTGCGCGGCGCTTGCTTGCGTTTCAGGCGACAGGAACCACGCCCACGGTGGGGATGCTCACGCAGAACCCGGCGACGATCACAGCCGAGCAGAACCTCGCCCGAGCTGGTGCGAACAGCACAGACCAAAGCCTGCATGGGTTGGCGGCGACAACGAACACAAACACGACCAAGCTGCTCGGTGGGCTTGACTCGCTTGCTGGGCGTAAGGTCGGCTCGATGGACGCAGGGCAGGCAATCGTGGGCTCGCTGCAAGCGAAGATTGACGCGGCACAGGCGCGCACGTCTGCGCTGTATTCTGCGGCGCGGGACACGCAGGGCCGAAGTGCTGCGCTTGATGGGGCGGCGTTTACGAAGCAAGCGAGCGCGCTGCTGGATGAAAACCTTCTTGGCTACGCTCTTCCGGCTTCGGTACAGGCGAGGTTAAATCAGATTGCGAAGGGCGAGGTTCCGTTTACGGTTGACTATGCCGAGCAGTTGAAAACGGTCATGGGGAACCTTGCCCGCTCCGAGGGCGGCGCAACCGCCAAGGCGCTAGGGCTTGTGCGCAAGGCACTCGATGATGCGCCATTGCAGCCTGCGCCAAAGGTCAACCCTGGCAACCTACCCGCGGTGCAGGGTACGGTGCCGCCTTCTCCTGCGGCGCTTGGGTCTGAAAGCATCGACGCTTTCAATGCGGCGCGATCTGCGCACCGTAGCCTGATGCAGCGCATTGAGAACAACCCCGCATTGCGGGCGGTTCACGAAGGCGTTGAGCCTGACCAGTTCGTCAACAAGTTCATTATCGGCAACGGCGCCTCGGCGAAGGATGTTCGCGCCCTTGCGGCCGAGCTTCCCACTGAGGCACGCGAGGCCACCAAGCAATACTTGGTGAATTACCTTCGTTCCAAAGCGACGAACGGCACCGAGGACATCGCGAAGTTTTCGAGTCACGCCTACGAGAAGGCTCTACAAGGCCTTGCCGACAAGCTGCCCGCGTTTTTCAGTCGCGAGGAAATCCAGCAATTGCGCTACATCGGCGAGGCCGGGCGCTACATGCAGGCCCAGCCCGCAGGGTCTGCGGTGAATAACAGCAACAGCGGGGCGCTGCTGATCGGCCGCGGGCTGGATGCGTTGCAGTCGATGACCGGGAAGCTGCCGTTCGGGTTGAATGATTCCTTGGGTGGCATGTTTCAGGGCTACCAGCAGCGGCAGGCGCTATCGCCAGCGAATGCCTTGGGGCAGATGCTGGCGCCCATCGAGCGGCAAAGCCCGTTAAAGGCGCTTGCTTTGGGATCGTCAGCCGCCGGGGTCATCACCCCCGAAGATAACGGCGAGGATAACCGCCGCAAGCAGCGAGCCAAGTAATACAGGGTCTACCATGTCTGGCCTTTGCCCCCCGATCAAATTCGCGCTGCTCGATTCGAGCGGCAACCCCGCGGCGGGTTACCTAGTCTACACGTATGCTGCGGGGACGAGCACGCCTAAGGACAGCTACACCACGCAGGCCGCAAGCGTAGCGAACACAAACCCGGTTGTTCTCGACTCCCGCGGCGAGGCCACTATCTGGCTGAGCGGGGCTTACAAGATCGTGGTCAAGACCCCGGGCGGGTCTACGGTCTACGAAGACGACAACATTAGCGACGGGGCGCTAGGGGCCACGTTCACGAATACCACGCTAGCCGGCACGCTGACTGTCTCCGGCGCTTCGGTGACGTGGAGCGGGAACCCGACCCACTCCGGGAATCACACGTTCACCGGGAACGTGACGGTGAACGGGAACACGCAGCTAGGGAACGCGAGCGGCGATACGCTGACGGTCTACCCCAATGCGGTGACGTGGCAGAACAACCCGACTCACAGCGGGAATCATGCGTTCAGCGGTGATGTGGCATTCAGCGGGAAAGTGGGGACGGAAAGCACATTCACGCCCGCCGGTATTGCCGGGACGCCGACCTATACAACGCAAGTCGGGAAGTACACGAAGCAGGGCAACCTCGTGACGTTCGGCATTAGCATGGCATGGACTGGAGGAACGAACGGGTCTTCTGTTTCAGTAACAGGCTTGCCGTTTACAGCATCCAGCGCGGCAAGTTGGCCTTGCACGGTCATCGTGAACGACGTAAATAACTCGTTTACGTGGACCGGCACGGTGGTCGCTTACGTGCAGGGAGGTACAACGACCATTCTGGTGAACGCAATCGCTACGGGGGCGTCCGCTGCATCATTGCTTAACCCGAACGCCGGCACAAAGGACATGAAGCTATTCGGAACCTATTTCACCTAGTACCTGAGCGACAGGCCCAAGTGAAAATTCTTCCCAACCGATGCAGCTTCAAGCGTGACGAGCCCGCGCAGGGCCCAGGTGCGCGCATCGGTGCCGAGGTAGTTAAGGGCCGCGTAAGTCACGAGCGGAGTAAGGACGAAGTAGGCGTTGACCTTGCCGCGATTCGGTTGTTTCCCGAGGATCGGGTTTTGCTCTTGATAGCACCCGACGCTGCAATCCCGATGCTGCTGGCGGTAGATCAAGTCGCGCGTCTGACCATAGTCAACGACGAGCAGGATAGCCGTAGCGGTGGCGAGCGTGCGCTGCTCTGGGGTCCATTGTGCGTTTGCCGCTAACGGCAACAACAAGCATAGCAATGCAATGATCTTCTTCATGGTGTCCTCATGGCTGGTCTAGTCCTACCGAACGGGCGGAACTACTTCGCGAACAGCGCGGGTGCGCCGCTCGCTGGTGGGAAACTGTACACGTACCAGCCCGGCACGAGTACCCCCAAAGATACGTATACGACGAGTGCCGCATCGGTAGCGAACGCTAACCCGGTGATCCTCGATAGCCGGGGCGAAGCGGCCATTTACTTCGTCGGAGACTATGACGTGGTGCTGAAAGACTCGGCCGGCTCCACGATCTGGGGGCCGGAGCGGCTCTCGCAGCCGTGGGTCACTGCCGCCGATCTGATCGCCGCTGATGGGGATGAGCTGATCGGCTGGAGCGGCATCTACAGCATCTTCAATGGCACGCTGACCTCGCACGCATCGCTCGCGGCTGCGGTAACGGCTATCGGGAGCAACCGCTGCACGGTGGTGGTTCGCAAGGACACGACGATGGCGGCGAACGCCACGTTCCCGAGCACGGCCACGCTGCGGGTCGAGAACCGGGCACAGATCACAACCACGAGCTACACGCTCACCCTGGGCGCGAAGCCGCAACTGCATGATGGGCAATGCTTCGCGGGGACCGGGACCGTGGCGTTCGCGAGCGCCGCCGCCGTACCTGACGAGGTAATGCCAGAGTGGTGGGGAGCCATTGCAGATGGCTCCACCGACAACGTGACCGCGATCAACGCATGCATTGCGGCAGTGAATGCCGCCGGTGGCGGCACTGTCCGGTTCGGACCTGGGGACTATCGGCATTCAACGCCTATCAAGACCTTTACCGACGTGCGCCTGCTTGGGTCTGGAGAGGGCGCCACGTTCCTCACAAAAACCGGCAACGGCACGTTGGCCCTGAGTGGGGCGGATGCGACGGCATCCAACGCAACGCTTGTGTGTCTCGGGCTTGCGAAGCTCAGCGACGGCTCCGGGAACGTCAATTGCTCCATCTGGGTTTCGGCGTCTGTGCGCGGCCTCAATGTCGAAATTGCGTACATGACAATCCAGAGCACCGGCACCTCAGCCACTGGGTCTCCCGTGCGCATCGGGCTTGCGGGCATCGGGCTGTCTGATTCGACGCTTCATGACCTGTGCTTCAATTACTACTCGATTGCCGCGATTGCGCTGCCGGTGATGTTCTTCGGGGAGGTTTACAAGACCAAGTATTACCGGTGCGTCCAAGGCTTGGCTATCGAGGCCGGGACGAGCCTGAGCGTGCGAGACAACTACGCAATCTATTGCCAGAAGTCGGGTTATTACCTCCGGGACATGTCATACCTGACGATCACGAACAACGCCTGTGATGGGTTGAACAACGTCAGCAACGCATCGGATTACTCCGATCGTACGGTGGACTCCAAGTGCTATGTGCTGGACGCCTGCACCGGTGTGCAGATGACGGCCAACGGGGCGGAAAGCTGCTTCGGCTCGCACGTCTACATTGACTCGTGCGAATCCGCAGCGGTGACGCGGAACAACTTCCGCGGCCCGGCGTCGAGCTATACCGGCGCCAACCAGGTGGCGCTGTTCTATGTGGCGCAGCTTGCTCATGATGTGCACATCGAGGACAACATCATCCTTCGAGGCGGGGTTACTGCGGTTCAAGGTGCAGCCAACGCTGCGAATCATCATGATCTGTATGTGAGCGTTGCCTCGGAGAACCAGGGCTTCAGGTATCGCAACAACTGGACGGCCAACAACGAATTCGATGCGCCTAGCACCATCTTTGGCAACATGGTGCCGACGTACTTATCGAACCTCAAGCAGGGAGCGTGCGCTCGCGGCGACTTCACTCCCGCAATGGCCCTGTCTGGCGCCACCGGGGTCAGCATCAGCTATGGCAGCAACAATAAGGGCCGATACGAGATCGTTGAGGGCTGGATGCATGTAGACATCGCGCTTGACGTGTCCTCGGTCAGCTATACGGGCACGAGCGATATCACAGTGTCTGGCCTCATCATTGCCAACAAAGCGGCAAAGGATGCGCGGTTACTGGTTGACCAGAGCGCAAACGTCACATGGCCGTCGACAGAATCGTATTTCCTCACCATCGCCACGACGGCGACATCCGGTACGATCAAGAATCGGACCGATGGAACAACGCTAGGCGTTGCGGGCGCGTTTGCGAGTGGCGCGACTAACGTTTACCTGCACATTTCCGGGCGGGTCTACGTTGGCGACCTTGTGAACATCGTTTGACTTGACCCACCCACCCCCGCCCCGTTGCAGGTTCGGATGCGGCGGCGGTGTGGTGGGTGTAGGCACGAACCCTGGCGGCCACTTGTGGCGCCGCATCAGCGCCGTGAAGTAGCCGGGCGGGTATTCGCGCGGCTTAGGTCGCATTGAAAACCCCCGCCGCCGCCGCGCCAGCCGGAGGAGGGTCGGCGGCGGTTGTCGGCGGCGGCACCGGATCGCTCCGGCCGGAGGGGGAAACCGGGAACGGCCAGATATGCTCTTGCACTTGCCGCACCGCCTCATCGGCGATTGCTTCTGCTGAGTCTGCGGGGGCGCCGTGCGCGATCGCTGCTGAGCGGATAGCCCGGTGCCATGCGAATGGATGCACAGAGTGCCACCATGGCGGCGAAGGTTGAGGGCTTCGCGGGTCTATCCATTGCGTTTTCCACTCGCCGCCGCCGCGCTCATTGAATTGCAGCGATTCAATGTCTGTAGTGCTCATGATCCAAACTCCTCCCAAAGCGCCGCCACCGTCTTAAGCCGCTCGGCCGCTGCGACGACGGCATCCGCGCCGGCCGAAAGCTCTTCGTAATCCATCGTCTGCAGGTGCGTGTAGGCATCGCGCAGGGCGATCATGCACTCCTCGCGCATGCTGCGGATGGCCGAGCGCCGGCCGCGCAGCAGCATCGCCGCTTCGTCGGTGAGGTCGGGGAGTTTCACCACGGGATATCCTCGTCATCCTCGGTTGCTGATGTCTTCGCGCTCGAAGCCGTGGCTGCCTTGCTGGCGCTGACCTTCTGCCACTCTTTGCACGCCTTGATGGTCTCTTGCATGCGTTCGCTGAGTGCCTCGAACACGGCCATGTCTGGATCGGTCACGTCGAAGAATTGGAGCGCGTTCTCGCCCTGCGGCAGGTTCGCACGCAGCGCCTTCGGCACCGGGGTCACGCTGCCGATGTTGGCGTAGGTCTTCCCGTCCTTGGTCGAGTGCGTGACGTTGACCATGCACCACTTGCCAAGGGTATCGGCAAGATCGAAGCCGGCTAACTCTTCGTCGCTGAACGCCTTGCCGCGCCAGCCCTCAAGCATCGCGCGCATCGCGGCGTTGTCTCCGAGGCTGAGTGTGTAGCGGCTCGAGATACTGAGAGCGCGGCCGTCATCGGTCACGAGCGGCGAGCCGTCTTCGTCTTCTCCGTGAAGCTCGAATGAGAACATCACTTTGCGTGACCACTTCTCTTTGCCCTGCCACTCGGTGCGCTGCGTCCCTAGGTCGATGACCCGGAAGCACCGGCCGAGGTGCACGCCTTGCGGGACTCGTTTGTATTCGGCGCCTGCGCCGCGGGTTGCGATCAATGCCATGCTTGCACTCCATGCACCAAGTCAAGGGCCGGTGCGCGCCACTGGGTCTAGTGTTTGTTCGAGAGCATACCGCTCCCCGATGCCCGCCGTGATCCGCGCCAACTGCAAGCGGCACACCCGCTGCGCCCGGCGGTAGCGGCCGGCTGGCGTGGCGTTGAGCCGGCGCATGCGCTCGCGGGTTTCCCAGCGGATGCGGTTGCGGTCTTTCATGCCATCCCCCACAGCCACCCGATGAGCAGGCCCAGCCCCACGCCGGCCCCGATCAGTAGGGTGATGATGATCCACAGCAGCAGGCCGCCTATGGCCGACTGGTATTCGTCGCGCACCTTCACTTGGGGTCACGCCACTCGGGCGCGAACCCGTCGAGGAAGCGCTCGATAGCTTCGAGCCGGCCCGTGATCGTGCCGCTCGGAGGCGTGAAGGTGCGGTTGGCCGGAATCTTCAGCGCCCGGCGCAGGGTGAACACGTTCGATGCCGTGATGTTGCTGCCCAGCTTTACCGATGCGAGCGCGGCAAAGGCTGCGTCTGACATCTTCGATGCCTGGTAGTCCTTTTCCAGCATCTTCCCAAGCTGCACGGTGGCAACCTGAGAGAGGTAGTTTTTGCCGTTCACTGTCTGACCTTCCGTTGCGCCAACCGTGACGCATGGGAGGGCATGTTAGACACCTGACGGCCACCCGTCAACCCCCGTACAAACCCGGAGTTGACGGTTAGGGAGGTGACGGGGCACAATCGGGGCATGGAAATCTCTACCGAGCGATGGCACTACCTGCGGCGACAAGCCGAGATCACTGGGGCGCGCTTCTTGCGCTGTGGCGGGCGCGTCTACGAAGCGCGTAGGCTGCGCCAGCCGCATGGCGATCCCCTATGGCAAATCGAGGAGGTGGTACCAAGAGACATTCCGCCGTTCCAGCTCGTCGAATACGGCCTGCCAATGGATCGCCCATGACCAAAGATTTCGCCCTGATGATGGCCGCCAAAGAGACGGGCGGCGCCCCGGTGGTGTCGCTTGCCGCGATCCTGGGCCGCACCCATAGCGCGGTGAGCCAGTGGGGTGACGGCATGCTGCCGGTCAGCGTGCTCTGGCGCATCCTGGAAGTGCGACCGAAGTGGTTCGCGGCCTACAAGCGGTGGCAGAAGAGGGCGAAGGCGTGAGCGAAGCAGATTTCATCATCGGCAAGCCGCGCGTGTTCGCGATCGGCGACGCGCTGCCGGGCGAGCAGTGGGAGCCGAGCAACGGCACCGACGGCGGATGCTTCATCGACGAATGGTGCTCGCGCTGTTCGCGCGACAAGCCGATGAGCGAGGGCAAGGACTTCGACGACTGCGGGCCCGAGGAGCTGTGCGAAGAGTTGGCCGCCTCGTTCCGCGGCGAGGCGAAGCACTGGCGCACGTTGCCAGATGGAGAGGCCGTGTGCCTACTCTTCCACCCCGTCGGGCAGCCGATCATCGAGCGTTGCCCGAATACCAAGGATATGTTCGAGTGACCCGAGCCCGCACAGACGCGAATCACGCCGAGATCATGCGCGCGCTGCGGCTCGTGGGCGTGAGCGTGGTGGACCTATCCGCGGTGGGCAAGGGCTGCCCTGACCTGCTCTGTGGACATAACCATTGCACGGTGCTGCTTGAGGTCAAGGACGGGTCCAAGCCGCCAAGCGCTCGCAAGCTGACGGGCGAGCAAGTGCGATGGCATGCAGAGTGGCATGGCGGCGAGCTCCACACGGTCACCAGCGTAACCGAGGCGCTGCGCGTGTTTGGGATCGTGCCGTGACGGCATACCCCAAAACCAAGCCCTGGCGCTCCGAGCCCTATCGGCGGCTCGTGGCGGCGCTGCCGTGCGACCGGTGCGGCGTTGAGGGTTACACGCAATGCGCCCACGGCGACCAAGGCAAGGGCATGGGCATCAAGAGCGGCGACGAGACGTGTATTCCTCTTTGCGGGCCGCATCCGAGCGGGCGTGACATGTGGCGCGGCTGCCATGATTACGTTGGCCGAGGCGTATCGCGCATGGAGCGCCGCGAATACGAGGCCGACGCTGCTATCCGCACCCGCGCCCGCCTGCGCCCGGAGTGCGAGCGGCTGGGGATTGATCTACCGGAGGAGCCGTGATGGCGAAGATGTGCGAGCTGTGCAGGCTGCGGCCGGCTACGGTGCCAGACCGGAATCGCCCGGGCCGGCTGGTGAACCGCGTATGCACCCAGTGCCATGGCCGGCGTTTGGTCGGGGACCTGCGGCACATCATCGCGTTGGATGCAAATGGGCGCGCCAAGGGCGGGATTGATCTACCAAAGGAGCCTATCGAATGAAGGACTACAAAGCCGAATGCGACAGGTTGCGCGGGGAGTTGAAGCAAGTGACCGACAGGCTGGCCCGCATTGAAGAATCGCAGCAAAGAGAAGAGGAGCGGGAATTTGAGCGGAAAGAAGAAGCGCGCAAGTTCTTCCGCGAGTTCTTGCTTGACGTGCTCGGGCGCTGATCTACCGCAGGAGCCGACGTGACCGCAATCGAGGCCACGAGCTACACCATGCGCACGCTGGTGGACGGCACGTTAGCCGTAACGCTGCACATCGAGCCGCGGTTTGCGCGCGAGGCGTTCGCGCTCTTTGGTGCGCCTGGGCAGCCGGTGGCTGTGGCGGCGCTGGTGCCCGAGCATGCGCGCGAGTCTGTATCGAGTTATAGCGGAAAACCGATAGAACCCGCTATAAAGGACACGGTAAAGGACACTGAAAAGGACAAGCCCCGCGGCGGTCCTTTATCTCAGTGGGTGGCGATGCGCTGCGCGGAGCCGGAGTTTCAGGCGTGGCTGCAATCTGCCCACGGTATGCCCAGGAATCCGCCGATAGGGTTTAGTCATACCAGCGTTGCGGCCAATGTTGTGCGCCGCATCTGCGATGTTCAAAGCCGCGCCGAGATCGACACAGACCCCGAGGCCCGGGCGCGGTTTCACGAGCGGATCATGGGGCCATGGCAGCGGCACTGCGCATCTCGCTAAAATAGCGAAGCGCATCATGGCTCGTGAAATTCTAACCGCGCAGTACTTGCGCGAGACGCTGTCTTACGATCAAGATAGCGGTATCTTCAGATGGCTAGAAGGCCGCGCTAGTAGCGCAGCGGGTTCCGTTGCTGGCGGGCTCACAAAAAACGGATACATGCGCATTGGTATCAATGGCCGCTGCTATTTGGCGCATCGACTTGCATGGTTCTATTGTCACGGCGTGTGGCCTAAAGAGCAGGTAGACCACCTTAACGGGAAAAGAACAGACAACCGCATAGAAAACCTGCGCGAGTCTTCGCAATCTGGAAACATGCAGAACAAGCGCCGCGCGCAGCGCAATAACGTTGCGGGCTTCCTTGGGGTTAGCAGAAACGGTAGCGGTTTTCAGGCCCGCATCGGTGCAGAGGGCGGCAAGAGGTGGTTGGGCACGTTCAGAACGCCGGATGAGGCATATGCGGCATACGTCCAGGCGAAGCGCCGGTTACACCAAGCCGGTACGTTGTGAGGCACAATCCAGCCCCTAGGTACGACCTAGGGGCTTGACATGGTGGACGACAGCATTCCCGGGAAACTTGACGCCCTCGCCGGCCGGGTTGGCGCGGTAGAGGATAGCGTGATCTTGGTGAAGAAGTCCGTTTCCTCGATCGAGACTGCCGTTCAGGAAAACACCGAGCTAACCCGGGACATCAAGGACCTCCTCACCGCCGGCAAGGTCATGACAAAAGTGATCAAGGGCGCCGGGGCTATCGCAGCCGCAGGGACGGCGATCTGGGCGGCGCTGCATCTTGGTAGCTCGGCGAAGGGGTGAGCGGGGTATCATCCGCGCCAGCCGCCCGATGGCGGCAAGGAGTGAGCATGCAACTGATCGACGAAGGCTTTAGCGGCTGGTACAAGAAATTTTCCGCCCTCGCCCTCACGGCCATCGGCGCCCTGCAAGCTGCATGGGGCGCCAGCACGGACCTGCAAGGCATCCTCAGCCCGAAGATGCTCGCGGCTGCTACGGGCGTGCTGGCGGTGCTGGGCTTCATCGGCCGGTTCATCAAGCAGTCGGCCCCGCCTGCGGAAGAATGACCCGCATCGACTGGCAGGGCTGGGTGGGCGCCGCGGCGTTCGCGGCCCTGTTTTTCCTTCTTCTCGGAGTGACTGCCCCATGATGGCTCGATTCCTCGCCTTCTGCTGCGTTTTCGCGCTTGGTGCGTGCTCTACCCTCGGCGACCTGTTCGCGCCCGCTGCGCCGGCTTGTGAGCCGCTCACGGGCATGACCTACACGGTGCGCATCAAGGACGGCCAGCGGTTGGGCTCGGTCGAGAAGGCCGCGACGGCAGATGCCCGCTGCATCCCGCCAGGCCCGGGTACGTTCTCGGTCAAGGTCGAGCAAAAGGTCCTGTGCATGGCCGCCGATGGCTCCAGCCTGCTGGTGCTGTGGGAAGCCGAGCGCGGCGTGGGTGCTGCATACCGTAGCAGCACCAAGCTGCCGGGGTGCCTGCGTTGAGGACGCATCTATCGCGGCCGTGGTGGCGTAAGCTGCTGCGGTTCCGGTGGCGGCGCGACCCGGACGCTGGGCGCGTCCTGTTCATCGGGCCGCTTGTTATCAGCTTGGACGTGATCCGTAGGCCGGGCTCGCGACACAGTAACAACGCCCGCGCGTGAACTATTTCACGCCCACCCCCTAGAACGTAGGCGCACAGTGCGGGTCCATGTGCCCGCTATGCAGTGAAGCGCATTCGCTGAGCAAGTGCCCGCGCTGGCGGGTCGGGCTGGCGCTGCTGATGCTGGCCGGCTCGGTGCAGGCGGGCCCCGGTGGCGGTGATCGAATCCGAGCTCGGGCAGATCACCCTAGACAGCGAGCCCGGGGCCTGCCTCGGCGCTGCGCGGGCGGCGATCTGGCGCAGCGCTGACGCTCAGACGGTCATCCCCGGGTGCTGGCGGCCGATTGATGGCGGGGTGCAGCTCGTCTTTTTGGACGGCGACGCGTTGAGGGTGCCGCTGAGGGCGCTAAAGAAGCCTACCGGGGCCTAACGTGCGTTCGAGCGCACGCTGGCGCGGCGCTCAACTTTGGATTAGGCCCCGCAATTCACTTCAGGCCCAGCATGCCGCGCAAGTCGCCACCCTTGCCCGCCTTGAACTGCACGCTGCTGCCCGTGGCACGCACCTTGACGGCGCCGCTGGTCTGCTCCGTGATGGCGCCAGCCCACACGCGCGAGGCGTCATCCGCGCCCACTTCGGCGGTCAGGCGGCGCACGATCTTGGCCCACGTCTCGGCGGGCAGAGAAACGGTCTTAAACATCGGTCTTCCTTTGCATGCCCACAGCGGGGCCTAACACGGCGCTCAACCGGAGCGCCCACGGCATTCGTTCGCTTCGGCTACCGCAGCGCGGGGCGCCCGGTTAGCTCGGCGTTAGCCCGCATGTGGCATGCCACGAATAGGGCCGCTACTGCGGGAACAATGGCGTTGCCGTAGCCGCGCAACTGCTCCACACGATTGGGTATCCCATGACCCAGCGCGAAGACTCCTGGCTCAGCGCGCCGTCTTTTGCCGTCAGCCCCAACCACGGCCGCACTTGTCCAGGCAGGCAGTCCGGTTGCCGGCCTTCCGCCTGGCGGGCCTTGCTCAGCGCGCTGGCCCTCTCCCCGTCGCTCGCCTTCGGTGTCGCCCACGGCAACAAACCAGATTCGCTCGCGTTTCTGTGGCGCTGCGACGCTGCAAGCCGGAAGATCGGCGGACCCCACGGCATAGCCTTGTGCCTCCAGGTCATCACGAACTCCGGCGAGCCATTCAAGTCCACCGCCTCGCGCAACCTGCTCTCCAAAGACCGTTGAAGGGCGGCGCTGCGCAATGAGGTCGCGCCACTGCGGCCACAGGTGGCGTTCGTCGGCTGTGCCGCTGCGCTGCCCGACAGCGCTGAATGGCTGGCATGGGCAAGAGCCGGTCCAGACTTCGCGGGTGTCTGGCCAGCCGGCGGCGCGCAGTGCAAGCCCCCAGCCTCCGATGCCGGCGAAGAAGTGGCATTGCTCGTATCCCACAAGGTCATCTGCTCCAACATCCTGAATGTCTCGCTGGTCAACATCGCCGGCGGGTATGTGCCCCTCGGCAATCAGTGCGCGCAGCCACCGGGCCGCGAATTCGTTGTGCTCGTTGTAGTATGCGGGCATAGGTCTGTGCGCTTCGGCTGCTGCGGGCTAACACGCAATTCAAGCCGACCGGAGTACCGGCGGCTTAATTGCAACGTTAGGTTGCATCAGACACCACGCTCTCAAGTTTTCCGCGCTTGCGAACGATCCGCTGTGCCCAGCCGCAATGCGCGCAGGCCCGCGTTGTCTCGCTCACGGCCGGGCCGTTGTACCAGTTGCCGTCC